AGAGGACGGAATTATATCAGGACAACAAAAATTAAAAATAAAAGAAATATTAGAACGACCAATACAAAGATTAATCAAACATAGATTTCAAACTATGTTTTTAGAGGACAAAATGTATCAAGCATTACCAAATCTAAATAGTTGGTTAGCAACTACATTTAATAAAATGAATCATATAGCACAGGAAACACATAAATGAAAAGACAATTAATTCACGGAGATAGTGTTAAAGAACTAAAAAAGTTTGATGATAATTCAGTCGATTTATTATGCACAGACCCGCCATACGGTTATGGGTTTATGGGTAGAGATTGGGATAAAGTTCTACCAGACATTAATATATTCAAGGAGTGTTTTAGAGTATTGAAACCAGGTAGTATGGCATTTGTAATGTCTGCACCAAGAAGTGATGTTCAATACAGAATGGCGGAAATGTTAGAAAAGGTTGGATTTAAAATTGACTACACACCAATCTATTGGACTTATGCAAGTGGGTTTCCAAAAGCAATGAATATCGGTAAGATGATTGATAAACGAAAAGGTGTAGAAAGAGAAGTGATTGGTAAAAATCCAAACCATAGAGAAAGTGAAGCGTTGTATGAATTAGGTTTCCAAGGTGGTAAAGGAGATGGAAATATAGTGGGTGGAGCAGTAAGTGATGAAGCGAAAAAACTTGAAGGAAGTTATGGTGGGTTTCAACCAAAACCAGCAGTTGAAGTTGTGATTGTCGCAATGAAACCATTAGATAAAAAAGGTTATTTAGAACAAGCACAAGATAATGGAAAAGGTGTAACTTGGTTTGATGATTGTAGAATACCATTTGAGGAAGGTTATGTAGATAGATTTCCAGCAAATATGTTGGTAAGTGATGAAGCATTAAATGATTACTCAAAGTTTTTCAGTTTAGATAGTTGGTTCGAAGAAAATCTTAAATCATTACCAGAACCAGTCCAACAAACATTTCCATTTATGATTGTTCCAAAAGCTTCTAAATCAGAAAAGAATGAAGGATTAGATAATTTTGAAGTCAAACAACAAAAGGGTGGTGGTGGAACATCAAACGATACTTGGTATGAAGATGATGTAAATTCAGCATCAGGAAAGTTCGGTAGTGAAAAAGCACCAAGTCGTAATATACACCCGACCGTGAAACCATTAACATTGATGAACTATTTAGTGGTGTTGGGTAGTCGTAAAGGAGATGTAGTATTAGAGCCGTTTGCTGGTAGTGGAACTACGGCGTTGGCTTGTGTATCACAAGAAAGAGATTACATCGCAATAGAACGAGAAGAAGAATATTACGAGATAGCAAAAGCTCGTTTAGATAAAGTAGAACAACCATTAAAAATGTGGGAAAAATTTAGTGGGTAGAAAACGAAAATATCATACTAAGAAAGAACGACAAGAGGCACAAAGAAAGTGGCAAATGGAACACTATCAACGCAACAAAGAAGAAATAAAACAGAAGGCTAGAGATAGATATAGAGAAATGAAAAGAAAACAATTATATGAAAAAAAAGCTTCATCTTTATATCAAGAACTTGATATTTAATATAATAAGGTTATGAGTAAAAACGAATCACTAATACAATACGGAACATCATTTCAATCAAAGATTATCACATCATTGTTGTTGAGCAATAAATTTATCAAAACCGTTTATGATATTTTAGAAGTTAGTTATTTTGATTCTGATTCAAACAAATTCTTAGTCAAAGAAATTAAAAAGTATTTTGACAAATATAAAATTCAACCAACAATGGAAGCTATGAAAGTTATCATAGATGATTTAGATAATGATGTGTTGAAAACATCAGTCGTGGATTCATTACGAAATGCCTGGCAACATAGAGAATCACCAGACTTAGAATTCGTTCAAGAAAAAACATTAGAGTTTTGTAAGAATCAAGTTATCAAGAGTGCAATTATGGATTCAGTAGAATTGTTGGATACTCAACAATATGATAAGATAAAAGGTGTAATTGATACTGCTATGAGAGCGGGTGTTGAAAGAGACATAGGACACGAATATCTAACTGGTTTTGAAGAACGAATGACACAACAATCAAGAAATTGTGTTCCAACCAAATGGGATAGTATAAACGAAGTTATGGACGGAGGTCTGGCAGGTGGAGAGTTAGGTGTGATTGTAGCACCAGCAGGTATCGGTAAATCTTGGACACTACAAGCAATCGGAGCTGACGCAATCAAACAAGGTAAAACCGTAATACATTATACATTAGAGTTAAATGCACAATATGTTGGGTTAAGATATGATACCATTGTATCAGGTCAACCAACAGCAAATTTACAATATCATAAAGAAGAGGTATTGAAAAAAATTAATCAATTAAAAGGTGAGTTGGTAATTAAATATTATCCAACAAGAACTGCGTCAATCAATACAATCACAGCTCACTTACAACAATGTGAATTACAAGGTATCAAACCAGATTTAGTATTAGTTGATTATGCGGATATTATGAAATCAACACAACATTTTAGTGAGAAAAGACACGCAATAGGATTGATTTATGAAGAATTAAGAGGAGTGGCTGGAGAGTTTGATATTCCAATATGGACTGCTTCACAAGCCAATCGTTCATCTTTAGAAGAAGATGTGATTGGAGCAGATAAAGTATCCGAGGATTATTCAAAAGTTATGACAGCTGATTTCGTGATGAGTATGAGTAGAAAAGTTGAGGACAAGATAGCTAATACTGGTCGATTTCACGTGATTAAAAATAGATTTGGGCCTGACGGATTAACCTTTCCGGCAACCATCAATACCAACACAGGTTTTATACAAATATATGAAACCAACACACAAGAGGGTAGACAAACCCAAGGTAAAATGAATAATTCTGAAGAGTATCTACGAAAAACTTTAGCACAGAAAAAGAAAGATTTTGACGCTGGTGGGTTTGAATAAAAACTTCTAAGAAAAAGTTTGTAAAACTTCAAAGAATTATAATAAATCCTTGAATAATCCGAATATATATTATAGTTATAAATGACGAAAAATAAAATGACAATAAAGGATACATAATGTTTAAATTATCAGAAAATTTCATATCGAAATACAAAAGAAAAAAAGCACCATTTGGGTTCAATGGTTTGGGTGAATTAGTCTATATGAGAACCTATTCAAGAATTAAAGAAGACGGAAAAAATGAGAGGTGGTGGGAAACCGTTCAAAGAGTTGTAGAGGGAACTTATACGATGCAAATGAACCACATTGAATCTCATCAATTAGGTTGGAATCCTTGGCAGGCACAAAAGTCAGCACAAGAAATGTATGATAGAATTTTCAATATGAAGTTTTTACCACCTGGTCGTGGTTTGTGGGCTATGGGAACAGCAATCACAGAAGAAAAAGGATTGTATGCCGCATTAAATAATTGTGCATTTGTATCAACAAAAACATTAAAAGACGATTACGCAAAACCATTTTGTTTCTTAATGGATGCGAGTATGTTAGGTGTTGGTGTAGGATTTGATACAAAAGGAGCGGGGGAAATAATTGTTAAAGGTGTTGATAAATCAAGAGAAACGACCTATGAAATACCTGACACTCGTGAAGGTTGGGTTGAGTCATTAAGATTATTATTAGAAAGTTATTTTCATAATACACCAAGAGTTTATTTTGATTACTCATTAGTTAGACCAGCAGGTGAACCAATTAAAGGCTTTGGTGGTGTATCAAGTGGACACGAACCACTAAAAGAGGTTCACGAAGATATCAGAAAAGTATTAGAAAAAAATAGTGGTAGTCCAATCACAATCACAACCATTGTAGATATAATGAATCTGATTGGTAAATGTGTTGTGGCGGGTAATGTAAGAAGAACAGCAGAGATTGTATTTGGAGACCCACACTCAGATGAATATTTAGATTTAAAAAATTACAAAGTAAATCCACATAGAGACCAATATGGTTGGACATCAAACAACTCAGTATTTGCAGAACTCGGTATGGATTATACAGAAATCGCTAAGAGAATTGTAGATAATGGAGAGCCAGGTCTGGCTTGGTTGGAAAATATGAGACATTATTCTCGTATGAAAAATGGTGGAGATGATAAAGACCATAGAGTAATGGGTGGTAATCCTTGTTTGGAACAATCATTAGAATCATATGAGTTATGTTGTTTAGTAGAAACATTTCCAGACAATCACGACGATTTAGAAGATTATAAACGAACACTAAAATATGCATATCTATATGCAAAAACCGTAACACTCGGTAGAACACATTGGTCAGACACCAATAGAGTTATGTTGAGAAACAGAAGAATCGGTTGTAGTGTAAGTGGTGTCGCACAATTCATAACTAATCGTGGACTAAATGAATTTAGAGATTGGTTAGAGGGTGGATACGACACTATACAAGATTGGGATAAGATATACTCAGATTGGTTTGCAATTCC